AATAACACGTACTCTAGTACCACCTGCTATGTGTTCATTATATTTACTCTTTTGTCTTGGAGCACCAACTGGTTTATCTCCTATATCCTTCATAGGTTGTCTAGTAACAACTGGCTGACCACTACTAAAGTCTATCTCATAATCTTCTCTTACTTGTACATTCTTTTTAAGTTTTAAATATGAACCTAATAATGATTCATTTACATTCTTAAAAAATTTCTTTCCATCTCCTATTTGTTGAGGATACTTAACTTTTAAAGCCTCTTTAAATTCAGGTAAACTATACTCGCTTTCAACAGCAAGTCTTCCCAAGTCAACTAACAACTGATCTTGTCCTGTAGATATATTTTCTTTTCTAAGTTTTTCTACTAATGTTTTTATTTGTGGATTATTAATAGCTGGTTCATTTAAATCTTTTGCAGTAAGATTTACTAAATCAGCTAAATCCATTCCTAAGTTTTCTTTTATCTCTCTCTTAAATGCTTCCAACCCGCTCTTATCTTTATCACTTAATACTGCTATATTTTCAACACTTTGCATAGCTTCTGCTATTTTAGTTTGTTCTACCTCAGTTTTAATTTGTTCCCATTGTTCACGAGTAGGTCTTGTAATACCTTTCTCGTCTAAGATAGCTTTAACTTCTGGTATTACAACTTTAGTTATAGAAACATCTCTTTCAAATACCTGTTGTTGTATTAATGGTATTCTACTTTTTACATAGTCTCTATCAAATTTAGGTAATGATAAGAACTCTGGATCAGCTTCAAGTTCTCTTGTTAAGGTTTGTTCTGTTTTTTCTAATGAACGGAAACGTTCTGAATTTTTATTTAAATATTTAATTCTTTGTATAAACCCTGCATCTCTAGCAGTAGCACCAAAGAAAGCTCCTAATAAATACTCATACACCTGTTCTGGTACAGGTAAATTTTGTGCAGTAGCCATACCACCTTGCAATCCAGAACCAATAGCACCTTTAATAGCCATATTAATTCCTTCTAGTGTTCTGTCTTCTGCTGCTAACTCATCAGCTTTTCTACGAATAATCTTTTCACCAAGTTTTCTAGTCTTAGGATTAGCATATATACGTGCTACGTTTACATAATTACCAATAGTTCCAAACATACCACCTGCTATAGCACCGTGTATAGCTGCATCTGCTGCACCTTTAGCGCCATCAGTCCAACTACTTACACCCATAGCTATACCTAAGTGTGCAGCTTGCTCTCCTATATCTCTAAACCTAGGACTTTTTAATATACCCTTAGCAAGAAACCCGTCTTTTAATATACCAGCTTCTCCGAATGATCCCTTAGCCTGCTCTATAACTTTATCAGCTACCTTCATTGGTATTGATTGTAAAGCAAAAGTGTCTGTACCTATTTCCTTTCTAAATGCAGGAGGAGCTACATCACCAGCAGCACGTAAACCTTTCGTTACACCACCAGCTGCTTTTAAACTAGCACGTTTAGCTACAGCAACAGGTATATATTGACCCATAGATAATGCACTAGCAATAACATCAGGAGCAAAACCAACAAGGTGTCCTACTTTATTAGCTATGGATTCTATAGATGTATCAGGTTCATCTGACCAGCCAAGCGTTGTAAAACCCTCAACTAGTCCAGATACAAATTGATTAGCAGTACTTATAAGATTAGCATCAGCAACCTTTAAGTCTCTATTAAAATCAACACCAGTTTTTTTAAATTGTTTCTCTATATAATCTACTTCTTCTTCAGTGAAGGATGTAGGGTTTGCTTTATATATAGTGTCAAGTTTTTGTAAAAACCTGTCTTGATTTATAATACCAACTTCAAGTTCCCTAATAGTTTGTTTTAATAATCGATTATTTAATTTCATTAGTTAGTTAATTGTTTATAATAACCTTCTAATTCTTTAATAGTATTATCTATTAAAATCATTTCATCTTTCATGTTTCTTTGACCTGAACTAGAAAAATTTTTAATTGCTTCTTTATTAGATTTTAATAAATTAATATCTTGCATTATACCATTAGCAGCTACATCAAATGCAGCATTATCACCTAATACTGATTTTTTCATAAGCATTCTTTGAAAACTATCTCCAGCATCAGCATAACCATCTGTTACCGCTTTAACTTGTTCTCTTACAGCATCTTCAGCTTGACCTATCTTAGGTCCAAAGATTTGACCTCCACCTCTAAGAATACCAGCTTGACCTGTTGTAAACGCTGCAAATGCAGGATTGTCCATTAAGTCAGGAACTGGAACAGAACCTACTGTAATTCCTGCTTCTTCTAAAAGTGTTTTATCTGCGTATGTTTGTGCTCTACCTTCTTTTTTCTTTGCAAATTTATCTTCTAGCCCAAGTTGTGTTTCATAATCTTCCATAGCTCTATCTTCTGCTTCTTTTGTTCTAACATCTCCTCTATTTTCTGCTCTTATAGCTCTACCTTCTGCTAAAACATCGCTATATTCAGTTACTCCAACTTGTATTGCAGCACTTGTAATTTTATTGTTTAAATCAGCCTCTGCTTTAAACTGTGCTAATATAACCTCTTTAGCTGCTTGTCCTGGATCAATCTCATCTTTAGCAAAATAATCTGCTGTAGCTCTTCCTACTTGTCCAAACATTATTAAAGAATCTATTAATGATTTACTATACGACATTTCTATCTCCTATACGTTATCTAATACGTTAATCTTACTACCAGTATACTGAGACAACTCTAATAAATTATTCTGTATACTTCTTAATTGACTTTCTTCAGACTGGTCTAATCTAAATTGTGCTTGTTGTTCTTGTAGTTGTAAATTATCTGCACTCATAGCAAACCTATTATCTAATTGTGACATGGTTGTATCTACTGCTCCAGAACCAGCTAAATTAGTAGCACCTAAATTATATTGTGTTCTTTCTCTAACTCTTTCAAAATTATCTACATCTCCTTGTTGTCTTAAACCTATAGACTGACCAAGAAAATCTCTTTGAACTCCAAAGTCTTCTCTTACTCCTCCAGCTGCTTCTACTAATCTTTGTTCAGCTTGTAATGCTTTTTGTTTTCTCTCTCTAAGCATTCTTCTTCTTTTACGTCTTGCTTTTCTTGCAGCAAAAAAACCACCAACTAAACCTACAGCTCCTAATGCAAATCCTAAAGGATTAGCTGTTGCTGCTCCAGCAAGTTTACCACCAAACTTACCCATAGCACCACCGAGTCTAGGCATAGCAGGACTTATTCTACTTCCCATGTTAGCAAAACGTGAACCAAATCCTGATCCAGCACCTATACCACTACCTATACCACTTGATGCAAAAAATTGTGCAGTATTAAAACTGTCTAAACCAGTCCCTCTATATTGCAAATCATCATAATTATCACTCATTATACAATCTCCTCTCCTCTTTCATCGAAAGATACAAACTCCATACCAAGTAAATCCATTACTTGTGGTAATCCAAAGTTATATGCATATCTTTTTGAAGCTTCTTGTTTTGCTATTTTTAATTTTATAAAATCATCATTCATAGAGATAGGCTCCATACTAGGTTTTTTAGGCGTACTGTCTAGCTCACCAGGTTGACCTGTTCCTCTTAACATTGGATCTTGCTTATCTCCAAATTTATTTTGATCTTTTATCACAGCATCAACACTATCCTGTTGTGCTTGCATTGCTCTAAGAAAATCTGGATTAGGTGTTGGATTACCTCCATCACTTCCCATTATTTTTTTCTCAGATAAAAAAGGTAGCATTAAATCTTGAGCTGTACCTTTCTTCTTATCTTGTGCCATTATACACTCTCCTTAATATTCTCTATTGCCTCTACAAAATCTTTTACTCTCACTGGTGTTTGTTTATACCACCTTGAATATCTTTCTTCTTCTTTATCAGCATACATAATTTCATCTATTGCTTTATCATACTCTTTATGACATAAAGCATGCCATGCTGACGGAAACTTTCTAAACCACTTAGTACCAAGTTGAAAGTTCACTGATGTTAAAGCTATTTTAAAATCTATATCATGTATATTTAATATCTTGCATTGGTCATTACAAGCATCTAATGCTTTCTGTATATCGTTATCATACCATTCTCTAATAACAGATTCTTTTAATAAACAACCTACTGGATATATTTTTTTCTCTTTAGAAGATAATAAATGTCCTATACCACCTGTAGGTTTACTTAATGTATCTAAGTATACTACGTTCTTATAGCCTTCACGCAATTTAATGTGATCATATAACTTTTGCCTAAAACTAATATCTGTAGGTATTATCATAAATTTACCTGAAAATAATCTGCTGGTACAAATTGTTCTGTGCTTTGTAAAAATATATCTACCAAACCTTCATCAGGTATAGGTATACCAAACTCGTTTCTTTTTTTATTAGCACCTGATTCAACATTAAATAAAAATCTTCTTACTGCAGAAAAATCATTATCAAATCCATATGCTTTTTTTAATATATCTTTTTGTTCTTGTGGCATTTTGTCTACAAAACTATTTATTGTTGCAGCATTTTTTGAAACAGTATCTAGATTTT